ATCTTCTCTATTTAATGTAGTTAATAATCTTCTTCTCTCTAATCTCCAATTATTAAGAGGATCATTGGGATTTGTAAGAGTTGCTCTATCCCAGTAATTAAATAATGCCCAACTATTTTTAGTAATCGAATGATTATAGGAAACATCATATATAAATCCTCTGGAAGATAAATCGCATATATTATTTAGCATTACATCGTGTATAGAATAACAACAGAAAGATTCTACGGCATTAATATCATATATAGTAGGTGATAAATATTGTATATAAAATGGCGCAGTACTTCTAATTGTTCTACTCATAGGAAATGATTCAATTGGCCCGGCTGGAGAAAATCTTCCTTCTGCGCTTGCTTTCATGGAATTGATAGCAAATGTTACACGAAAATAAGAATTATTACATGCCAAAGATGACATATCAATAATATAGTTTGAAATTGTTGGAACTGCACATGGTATGTATATGGTTCGAGTTACATCATTCCAACTTAAATCATTATTTATCCAAAAATAAATATCTCGTATGTTTTCATTATCGCCACACTGGAATGAATCGTATAATCTAAACACGCATGCTCCATAATATTGTACACTACTATCAGGTGAATTTCTTGCGACACTATTAATCATTGCATTAAATGCTAAACTAGCATCTAATTTATAAACTTCATAGTCTGAGGAAGATGTGAATTGCACAGTATATGTTGATACATTATTTATATTTACTAAATTATAAGTTACAGTTTCGCTATTTTCACATTGTGTACAATTACTTCCCCTTGCATAAATAGAATGATTACCTACGACAGTATTTTTTGTTAGATATATTCCCACGGATGAATCTGTCATCAATGACATAAAATTATAATTTTGGGGCTTTAACATCGTATATTTTATTAACCACGGATAGTTATTATACATTGGGTTATATTTCATATAATCCTGCCAATTATAATTTACTATAGGTTTAAGTGTCTTATAAAATATCTCGTATCTACAACTAGCGGGATCCCATTTTATTGATGGTTCAAATGAATAGTCGATTTGTCCAACACTTGCATCGAAAAAGCTACAATCTATTTCACTTGCATAAAATGATTTAATGCCCAATCTCCAGTTTGTATTATCTAATTCAGGTTGATATACGCTGCCTACTATTTCTATTCTTAAATAATCTCCTTCATTGTAAGGAATATTACTTAAATTAGTTATAAACTTGATTGAATCTTCTATTTCGGGGGTTGAAGTCATTCTTCTAACTGTTCTTGCACTCCCATCGGGGTAATTTGCAGGATAAAGATTTGTAATAACACCGTACGAGAAAAGGCCATGTATAAAATTATCTATCAAAGTGCCTTCAGAATTTGTTGATGTACAATAATAAATCTTTAATTGTTCTGGAACTAATTGGGCGTCTAAACTCCACGCAAGATATTCTACATGTTCACCTGCAGAAGAACATAAATTATATTTAATAGTTCTTGATTTTAAAGTTGCTGGATCATATAAGTTTTCATATAAATAGTTAACAGGATAAACATAATTAGAAGATACGCTACTATCACAATCTAGCGGTTCAACGTTAATAGGATCTAAACAATCTCGAAGATCTGGGCTATATCTAGCTCCGGAAATATTATAAGATGAATATTGTATAGAATTAATATAAATAGATCTAATTACAGGGTACAACGTTGCGCCAAACACTATTTCATTTTCAATTGGATGAATTGCTTGTACCGAAGGATCCGCGGCAAAACTTGAACCAGATACGAATACGATTTCTCCGTTTGTAGATCCGTTTCTCCAATCAATTACATATTCTCCAAGAGTTCCTGACGTTAAACTTACATCATCGCAATTTAAGAAGCCAGTTTCTTCATAAATATTTGGAAAAAATGGTTGATACGTTGTACAAGCTGTATATACTTCGGGCGTATAAAATTGAACATTATCACCATAATCAAATGATTCAGCGTTATATGCCCATGCTCTTACATAATAATTAGTTGAACTATTTAATCCCGATATATTTAAATAATAAACACCTTCTCCATAAGTAGGATATTGCAATGATGAATCGGAAATTGTAGGATTTGAAGAAGTACTCCAACATATGCCGCGCATTACAGTAGATCCACCAGATATAACGTTGCCGCCTCCTATTGCAGTATAACCTTCGATATTTGTAACATTAAGTGTAGTAACCTGAACGGATTCAAGAGGTGGTGGCTCAATATAGATAGAAGGAGAACGCAATATAAGTTTTCTGCTAACGTTAATATTATTTCTTAATCGCAATGTAGCAGAATTAATATTTAATGAATTATTTATAAATAATCTATTGTCCATTATTGAAAATCGCTTAAAGGAGTTCTTTTAATAACATCTCCTATTTTTATATATAAAAAATTATCATCTGCGTGTATATTCATATTCAATAACGCAGTTATTTCTGGAGAATTTTGTGTCTCTTCTTCAAACTGGCCCTCGATTTCAAGGATTTTTTTGTCTATAGATAATGTAATATTTTCTATTTGTCTTCCGTTGTAAAACACTGTTAACTCCGGAGCGACAAAGGGCTGTGAAACATATCCTTTTTCTTTAACTTTTATTATCATATTAGAATAATTCTTGTATTAAATTTCCATAACTATCATAACTTTCTACGCCAATACTAAAGTTTACGCTATCCTTAAATAAAATAGGAACGCTATCATTAAAGACACGAAAATACATGGCATTATTATTTACGTATCTTGCCGTCCATATATTTTTTTGATTTAACATATAATTACTTGGATCATATTCGGCCCTTAATATAACTAATGTACTTGTATCAACCTCAATCGCTTTGTTATAATAATAAAAATTCGAATTTACTAAATATAATGAAGGGTCATACCACATATCATTAATTCGATCATGATCAAATTGAATATTTGTTAATGTAAATGTATTATCTAAATAATATTCTCTACAATACGAATCACTGTGATATATGCTAAATTCGTTGTTCTTTTCTATGGCACTTTCGGTTGTCATTATAAAATTAGTAAATGCAGAAAATGCATGTTTTGCTCGAATTTCATATATACTTGTATCTAAGAATAATTCGGGAAGTGGCTTATCAAAGGTGTGCCTATTTCCTGATACGTCTACTACTCTATAAGTAGCTCCCCATGAATATCCATTATTAATATCGGTGGCTATTAAAGCAACTGCTTGCTGTTCTTTGAATGAATAGTTAGCAATATCTGCAACATAAGACGTTTCATTATTGCTTACAGTTGTTACTTCTCTGCGAGTATCATTTAAAATGAATAATGCATTTGAAGCGTTGGTAACAAAGGAAGCAGGCAATGCATTTAATGTTATAGAAGCCGGATTAGTTAACGTTGCCGATACAATGTTTGCGCTTATTTCTTGTATTAATGAGTAGTTTTCTCTACTATATTGTAATATTTGAACTTGATCTCCTGTAATAAAATTTTGAAAATCTTTATCAACGGTGATAGTGTTTCCAGAACGAGTCAAAATACGTTCAGTTATATTTGTTATTCGATTAAGAGAATAAGGCTCCATAACATCTTGAAAATATGTTACAGAAGGAATTTTTATGTATGGACGTCCAGTGTTATCAAATTCTATTTTAAGACCTTGTAAAGAAATATAACGATCATAAATAGGATAACGATTTCTTGAAATTAGCGTATTTACTTCAGCCATTGACATGTACTTACTAACATCATAACCCATAAATGTAGAATTATCTACAAGCAGATAAATATTAGGTGATTTAACCCATACTTTATATGGCGTTAAAGCTTTATTGTATATTAATGTATTGTATCCGTCCCATGCTCTTAATTCTAATGTATAATCTCCTATATGATTAACATGCATTACGTGAATACTATTATCTATTTCATATATCCCTGGAGCATTTCCACCCGTGAATGCTGAAGGGTCACCATTATAATAAACTGTTGGGTTTATCTGCCATAAAGGTACACGAGGAGAGGTATATACAAAATTAGTAGTAATCATTTGTTCCTCTATGCTTGTATCATAATGCCAATTTATATAGCTCATTAGATTATCGGATGATGACGTTAATCCAGCATTCATTTCAATTTTGCCATCTAAAATATCGAGTATGTATTCTTTATTTCCAAGTGATATCCTATCCCCTACACCATCAATTGCATAGTAGTTTCGGAATTTAAGAAGAGGCACCTCATAATCATTATCATACACATATTGTAATCTGCTTCCAGGCTCCCAATGAAATGATACATAATCATAAAATGTGTTTATAGTGCCGCTCGAAGATTCCATCACATAGTGATCAATATAAGGTGTAATAATTACAGTTTCTTCTTCTGCAATTACAGAAGCATCTTTAGTTAATGTAAATAAATATGGCTTATTTACGATATTGTAAATTATAGATGAATCTTTAGTGACTAATATTCCTCTTCCGCTTGTAATTTTATACTCTCCCTTACTACGTAAATTTTTACTATCTGATGCATCTATTGTAATATGCGTGACAGGTGATATTGTATATGCTATTGAATTTGCCCATATATCATCTATGCTTGGATCTCTTAAATATGCTTTTTCAAGATATATGGTTAAATTACTTGAAACATCATAGAAAACTGATGATACATCAAGAATATTATAAAATCTTATATCATTTTCATATATAAATAAAGGATTTGTCACAAGCGTTGAACCTATAACACCTGCGTTATCTTTTTCAACTGATAAACGATATGAAATTTCATTTACGTGTTCAAGAGGATATCCAAAAGTTGCCCCAACTAACATGTAATTGCTGGGATTAGCGAGATAAGACGGATCTTGTAAAGAATAATATACGTTTGGAGTATTGGGATTCCACGCAGAATGAGCCATGTCAATAAAACGACATGTTAAATTTTTTATAGTTAAATCATTTATTTCTTTTATAGATAAACGAATACTTGCATCACCTTGTACTAATTCAGAATTAACATCTAAGGCATAAGGAGTTAAAGGTTGATGCACATTATAATTAAATCCTATATTATCTGTTGAATAAACAAGATTTTTAACTCTTTCAAAATATACGCCTTCTCCTGTTATATCAATAATACGACAATTAACACCTATAATGTATTTTTCAAGCCACTTTTTAAGGGCATTTAATTTAACAAAAACCTCTTTTAAATTATACGCATAACAATTTTCAGTTAAAGGTGTTCCATAATCGTCTAAAAAGCCCGTTTCTCTTGTTATACAATAAAACATTGATAACTGATTAAGCTTTTTAAGAGTTTGTCGTTGTCTAGGGTCAAACATCTGAATAGTTTGAGTTCTGCCTAAAACCTTTTTGCCTGTAATGTAATCAAATACATCAGGTGCACTGTATGAAACTAAAAAAGATAATCTTGTCTTTCTATGTATATCTTTTACGTCTAAAAACCATTCGCGAAAATAAATATCATCATAACCTAACCATTTAACAGCATTTATTAACGCCTTATATGTTCCTACGTATGGCATGATTTTATCATGCTCAAGTATCATATGTTTTGATTTTTGATTAAGTAACTTCCAATCGGGGTAATCTTCGTTAATATCCGATTCTTTAAATAATTGTAGAATATCTTTTGGGTCAGGCAATCCAAAATTTCCTAATAATGTTCGATGTCTTTCATCTTCTCCAATCGATTCTGCGTTAACAACAATATCAGCTATAATATATAATGTGTCATCAACAAGATGATACATTCTTAATATTCTTTCAAAGACACCTTCAACGTCTGATTTGAATCCTATATTTACTTGTAAGGGCACATTAGGTGCATAAGTACTAATGTCAAAGGCAATAACATTTGTCCATGTAATTTCATTTGTCCATTCATTAACATCAAAAAACTGAATTTCATCTTCTTCACCTACTAATTCCATAATTAAAATATAATTACTGGCATCATAGGGACGAATATATGAACTACCATCTTGTTCTAATATGCTCAAGTGTTCTGTTTCAACTAAACCTTGGGATACTGGTTCTAAAAACACTGCGGCAGCATATGTAACCGAAGGATACACAAATGAGGCATCTAATGTAACATTTATATCACTTATAGATTTAGTTGTTATTCCCTCGGGATTAAAAATTGATATATCTCTTGTTATTATTGTGGCTTCGGTAGAACTTAACGGAAATACACCAGTAGCATAATCATATGTATAAAAAACTGATACGTCATTATTATCGTACAAATATCCTTCATTAGTAATCTTTGTATCCACTACAAACCCTGAAGGATCTACGATTAAAAATCCTTCGGCGTTTTTCCCTGTAGGCGATTCAATCTTTAAATTAACAGTTGAAAGTGGTATCCAATTAAGATTAGAACCTTTTTTATCAAATATTTTCCAATTTTGTATGTTCATTATGAAATATTCGTTGTATTTTTATCGTGTGCAATACTAAACCATTTCTTTATCAATTTTGAATATTCTATTAAGTTGTATATCATACTTTCGAGAGCACCATATAAAGAATGTTGTAAAGGATTTGCCCAAATTTCGGGTGACGTTCCCTTTTTTAAAATTTTTCCTTTATATCCAAAACCAAGATTAAGAAACACATCATTCATATGTTTTGCTTGATAAAGATAAGAAGGCCTTACAGTATATTTTTTTCTTCTTTCGTCAGTATTCATCTTATAAATTATTTAAAACTACAACATTATTTTCAGAGTTAATATCTTTTGATGTATATCCTCTTACTTGAATGTTAATTGATGATAATTTATTTTTAACTATGCTATCTTCGTAATATGTTCCATTGGCGTTTTCAAAACCTCCTCGAATCAAGGGATAAACGTCTTTAATTGGAACTTTATTGCTAAATGCATCAATAACATATCTTTCAAGAATTATGTCTCCGTATTCATCAATACCGTAATGATTACCGTATATATTTTTATTGTTTTTATCTGCATCAAACCAAACATTAACAGAGTCTACTCCATCTATATCTTCAATAACTTTAACAAGATCAGATGCAGGTATTCTATCTCTTCGTGTATTAGTTAAAAAGTATTCAGATGTCTTTGAAATTATATCTTGACGAACAGTGTCATAAACGCTTCCTTCCCATAATATCAATGACATGTTTAACGTAAATCGAGGATATTTTAAATCTAATATTACATTGTCAACTGTTAACACTCTTTGCCCACTTTGTTCAATTAAATCTAATATTGCATATTTTTCATCAATTGATAATTCAAATGCCTCTTTGGGACAAGTGTAATAGTTATAGCCTCCGGTTAATCTTTTTGTAATATCGGGGATTAAAAATAAATATACGGTATTATCATCTAAACGGTGATAATTTATTTCTTCTTGCCATTTAATCAAATTATCATAGGCATTATTGAGTTCTGTTTTTTTAGCAATTGATTTTTCAGAATTTGCACCGTATGTAGCAAGCAATTTTCGATATTCAAGATTAAGATCTTCATATATTGTTTTTGCTTGATTATACTTGTCTAACACATATTGATCATCATATGTCTGAAATCCTGGTATAGCATCTATAACAGAAAAGATATTTAATTTTCTTAAGAAATATATGTAATTGTTTGCATTAGCAAGAACAAAACTTCTTGATGCATGAGGTGCTAATAGTCGAGTAAGATATAAAGGTTCATCACTAGTTCCAAACATTAATTGGTTTTTGATTGTTACAGTTATGTATTTGTTTAAATCCATTTTATCACCTTTAGGTGAATATCCCGATGTAGTAAATTTCCAATTTTCTTTTGCGTTATTTTCCATTGCATTTAGATTACCGGCAGGGCCATCAGTAATTAAATATTCAACTAATATTGTTGATCCTAAACCGGGTATTGCACCATTGTATCCATTCCCAAAGAATACATCTATGCCACCCGTTTGTCCAGTTTTAACCATTACTGATTTTTCATTGAATCCCATATCTAAAATAGAATTTACAATTTCCCATTTTTCACCATTTACAAAAATGCTAATGTAATAATTGTCTATGCTAGCACCCTTTTTATTTTGAAAGTTAAACGATTGCAAGGGATCTCCTGAACCAGTCGCTTGCTGATATTCTATTTTTCCTTGTACAACATTAACTTCTAACGTATTTGTTATGCTTTCTAAATTATATAATGCTTCTTCACCAGGTAATATTATTGTATATGTTAAACCATTTTGATTATTAACTAATGTCGTATAATTAGGAATAATTAACATTGTTGTATCTGTAGGAAGTTTTCGGCCAGAGAAGGAAAATTTTAAAGTTCCACGAGCAGCCATGGCTCTTGATGGATTATGTCCCGTTAAACTTGCTAATCCTTTTATACTTTGAGGTCGAGTTGCTGTTTTAAGATTTAATTCTGTTATGGAATCTTCGATATAAAATAAAATCATTCTTCCGTAATGAAGTATGACTTGAAGTAATTGTCCCATCGGAGAAGCCATTGTAAAATATTGGCCTAATTCCCCGTATGTCTTTTTAATGAAGGCTAAAGCATCTTCATAAAGTTCTGAAAATTTTATTCTTGTTGTTGTAAATATTTCCATATTTTTATTTATTTTATAAGTAACCCGATAGCTCTTTGATCATTTATAAAAAAATCAATAATAGCATAATCATAATTTTCGGCTTTTCCAAATGAAACAACTGGACGAATGTCATAATCCTTTGTTTCATTAATGTATCTATTTATTTGATCTTTAATTTTTTCTTCCAATTGATTTTTGTTTATACGAGATTCAAACACAAGATCATCTATTCCTACACCAAACGCGATATCTCCTAATACTTCTCCGGGATGTGTACTCATTATTACTTTAATCTTACTAATGATCGATTCTATAGCATCACGATGTTCTAGAACGCCATATTGAAAGTTAGGATCCTCGGGATCACGAATATAAATATCACGTATCATTTATTTTTTATTTATATATTCTTTAGAAAACAAAAGGGAGTCGTTACTCCCTTTAATTTATTTACGTTCAAATAATCTTGGATAATGAGGTTCTTGAATACTTTCATCCCCAACTCTGGCCATTTGCCATTGTCTTTTTCTTCTATAGCGATCACTGTTTGATCCCCAGCCAGGTGGTACTTTTCGTTTTTTCTTAAGAAGTGGTGATAGGATGTGTTCTTTTGCCCGATCTTCCTCAGGAACGTCTTCACTTCCAATATAATCTTTAGGGTGGATATGCGATATTTTAAATTTATCGCTATTATCAGTATACATAAAATCCCATTCGCCAAATTCTGAATTATGCATCATTTCGCCTTTTTGTATTTCTCCTGTATCTTTTTTCCTGATTATTTCTACTAACCATTCAGGATCACCCATAATATTAACATCTAATTTTTTAGACAATTCGTCAATAATTTTTTTAAAAGTTTGGGCATCTGGGTATGTCCAAAACGATATAAGTTTTTTGTCTTTCCAAATTCTTCCAGGGTATTTAAAAGAATTTCTTTCTATGTTATAGACTATATTATTTTCAGGATTTTTAATCACAATGTTAAAATGTGTATTTCCTTTTTCGGAAATATATAATTTTCCGTCAAATACCCCAAATGCATAATTTTCACCATCTGCCCAGATAAACTTTCTAAAATGTGTAAAATTTCCATCATAATACATAGGATAATTAACTACATCGGGATTTTCAAATAATTTTTGACTTTCATCTATTTCTCCGAAATCTTCATAGCTAAAACGATATTTAAACTGAGGATTTTTCTTCTTAAGAGTTTGTATTAATTTTTCTGTTGAAGGCCCAAAATTCTCAAACGTATCACTTGCAACAAAAACATATTCATCATAAAAACGATTAAGTAATAAGAAGTTTTCTTGATCTTCATATACGCCTCCGACATTTGCTATTTGAGATGCATATTTATTATAGTAATCTGTATTAATTACTTTAGCATCGATTAAAGCATTAGCCATTAAACCATGATTAAAAGGCATATTATACATTGCAACATATAAATTTCCGTCTTTGTCTGCTATTGCACGAACCTTATTATCAAATCCGTCCAAAGAAGGCGGGTTAATAATTATAGGCGTTTTTGGCAATTTACTATTCCAAGAAGGAACTTTTGTAACTATTTTATAATTAGAACGTAATTCAACAGGTTTATCGGAAGGCATAATACCAAAACGATCTTGATAAAATTTAGCCATAACGCTATTTCCTTCATTAACTTTAGATGTTTTATTTTTTGCCCTAATCAATTCATCCCATAAATATGGATAAAATTTATACTGGGGGTTAACTTTTTCTGCCGCTTTAATAAATAGAACATATGCTTTACGTGCTTCTTCGATATTTGGCATCTTATATTTTATTTTATACCCACCACCTTCAAAATTATAATCGCTATCTAATATAGAATTTGATTCTCCTAAAGCAAATTCATTTTCCTCCCAAATTCTTTCAATTGTAACAAATTTTTTCGGAATATTCATCCACCAAAAATCTTGAAATTCTATGTATCCAGCATCTGAAAGTTCTTGAATTAAACTAAAATGAGTAGCTTCATCATTAATAAAAAGATATAAATTTCCTTGAGGATCAATTAGTCCCCTTGCATTTTTACAAATATGTCGAAGACTCGAAGGATTTTTTATAATTCCTTTTTTAAATGATTTAGTTGAAATAATTACATCTCTATCAACTTGATCTTTTTTAATATTTAATACTTGTTGTTTAGCATATTTTTTCTCAAAATCTGAAAACTCTTGAGGAATATAAAACATACGTTCTTTTGCAATATCGGCGACATCTTCTTTTAATCGAGGGTAATATTCATTGCCAAATGATTCAAATAATTTATTTATAGGAATAAGCATTACATATTCATTATATTTAGTTAATGATCATAAACCAATCGGCTGTACTATCAGTTTTGATTTTTTCTGTAAGTTCAGTTAATTCTTCTTTACCTTCAGCTCTAATATCATTGTAATTAATTTGAACACCACCAATTAACGTCATATTAAATGTTCCCAGTATTCTTGCTAATTGGATTTTACATTTTGCAATAACCCATTTAAGAAAAAGAGGATCATCGTATAAATCTTCTTCGGGAATTTGATTAAGAGTTGTAACCCATAATGATTCTACTGGATCACGTCCAGTTATGATTAATCGTTTTGTATTAATATTAAAATGATGATTAATGTCTTTAAGGTTATATTGTCGAGCTAAATCCCAGAAACTCCATTGTACTGTACGATATGTTATTTGATCAGATGATAAAGGCGTTAAATAAAGATCAGCTGCCATTAATCTATCAAATGTTAAATCGGGGTCATGAATCCCAAACACTCTTTGCCCAGATGTCATTTCATAGACATATTTAACAGCCATAACACATGGAGGCAATTGAAATGTTCTTGTATCTTTCCATTCTTGTGTATGATAATACTTTTTGTCTAAAACATACCAAGCATCTTGCACAGCATCTCTATACTCACGATACATCCACTCCTTTTCAATACCTATGATTCTTTCAACTTCAACTTCAGGAAGTGAAAACGGAATTGCACAACTTGCTGTTATTTCATTATCAACTAATGATATAAAATCTTGTTTAGTCATAATTTATTCCATTATTTCGTGTTGTAATACGAATTTCTAAAAAAATTCGCTAGTGAATTTTAATTTTCAATAATAATTCTCTAACTAAATTTTTCATCGTCTTTTATTATATTTTTATATGAACTTAGATTTCCTTTTTAAGTAATCTAAAACCTGAAGAGTTTTAAACTCTTGCATTTTTTCGGCATATTCCATTAAATCATCATAATTTAATCTATGAATAAAATCTAAAAATTTTTTATATTCTATTCCTATAGCTGCAACTTGTTCATCGCTGTAACTTTCTTTAACTAATTTAGCTTTCATTGTCTTTTAATTTATTTTTATTATAAGTATCTTTTTTATATTCATTTTCAAATCCTTTATCACCAGTTTTGTTCATACTCTTTATGTATGTATAATCACGAATTTCTTCTACACGTACAGCATCATTAGGTTTTGGCATTGGCATTTCTTTAACTATAACTGTTGAATTTTCATCTACTTTCATTCTTTTTCCTACTGTTGCAAATTTAACCAAAGAATTTGATACTTTACAATTTATAACTTCTTCGTTATTAACAATGTATGAATTTTTAACTTCATTGCCTGCATTAATACTAGCACCCTCGAGATATGATTCATTGATAACATTTTTGCTAATATAACGAGAATTATAAACTCTTGCCTTATTTATGTTACAAGAAACAAAGTTACAATTTTCTAAAACCCCTGTAATATCACAAGAAACAAAATCCATATTCTTTACTAATGTTCCGCTGACTCTTCCTTTTTTTAACTGAAATCTTCCAACATCTGTATCATAATTAAATTGTCCTTCTTTTAATTCGCCATTTATTATCATTTCAAAAAGAGGAGTTCGTATTTGATTCCAATATGTTTTAAGAATTTGTTGTGAAGTTTTTAAATCAACATACACTTTAAGATCTTGAAATTCTTTTAAAAATATATCAGGATCCCAATAAGACATTTGAATTTTATCAAAACTTTCAGTTAATCTTTTAATCTCGTATTTTTCAAAATCGCTTATTTCTTCTTCATTGACACTTTGATAAGTCTTAAAAATAAAATACTCTAAAATATCTTTAATTTGTTTTGGTTTTGATGTATAATCATTGCCTCCAATATAATTGCACTCAAGAATTCCTCGCGTGTAATCTTTAAAATTTATTCCATAATATTCGGCAAATGATGTGTTAAGAATATTTTGAATATGATTTTCTATTTCTGATTCATTGATATATGATGAACTTGGAGTTAACGACTTAATAGATAATGCATAGGGAGAACCCTTTTGTTCGGGAAATCTCTGATAAACAAAATTTTCATCAAATTTTAAAATTAGTTTTGCGGGATTCATTTGCGAAATACTCTGGAGTGTATCTAAGTGACGATGATTAAAAGATATAGATGTCTTTAACCCAGTATCATAAGATGTCGAGCAGTTCTCTGATAACCATCCAGTGACCTCGTCAATAATAGGAAGTATGGAATGATAATTTTGAGGAGCAATGCAAAATTCATAACGAGATCGAGTAGCTTCATATTCTTTTATTAAAATAGCATTAGAATAAGAAGGACTATATAATGCTTCATTTGTGAGAATAATATTTTTGCCAGTTAATTTTCCTAACGCTTCTACAATAAATTTGGGCTCTTTAGTCGAATAAAACTGAAATCGTAATCCTACATCTGTAAAGTTTAAAACCTCAAGTACTGAATATGATTTTGGCTTTCGCATGTGTATATCTTATGTATAAAGATTTATTTTATATATTCAAATAAAAAGGAGCTCATAGGCTCCTTCATTTTTATTTTTTCTCTGGTAATTTAAACACCAATTTATCATTTTCGTAAGCATCAAACATTACATTAATAACATCATTAATCATGTAATTATTTGCCATTATCTTATTCTTTTTAAATTCTTTAATTGGGACTAAGCCAGTTAAATCTTCGACATTAATAATAACACCAAAGTTCATTACGGCTGCTACGGTAGCTTCTAATACTTTATCCTTCGATTCAATTATAAAAGTTTGGATTTTTTTAAGTTTATCTTCAGGATTTTCTTTAGTAAGAATTATACGATTATCCTTTGTTATTTCTGATATATAAAACTCTATAGGATCTCCAGGCTTAAATGCTCGCTTATTAAATAGCGATTTTGTTTCATCATCCATTTTAGATGTATGTAATAATCCCGTAAATAATTCATCAAATTCAATAAATATTCCGTATTTAGATGTTCCAGTAACAACCCCTTCATATTTTTCTGTTAAATCTAATTCTTGTGTCTTTGTGGGTAATACATGTGCAAGATATTTTTTATGAGAAACAATAAACGAATTAAGCTCTTTAAGATAATCTTCTATCATTACATAAATCTCCTTCCCAACATAAGACTGAAAATCTATAATTTTATTAGGAGCTGCAAGAGATCCTGGCATAAATGCTTCAATTCCTTGAACTTCAACAAAAAACCCGCCTTTATTAGCTTCATTAATTTTTGCTATATAGGCTTTCGTCGGATTAGTTATTTGTTCCATAAATTCTTCTCTAACAGAATTCAAGTGTCCTTGCCATAATGAAATTTTAACTGATGGGGTTGATTCAAGTATGTATGCTGTTATGTTTCTAGATAAAAATTGTCTTTTAAAATCAGGGTCTTTTAAATCATCAGTTAATTGCTTAGGATTACTATATCCGTATGCCTGAATAAATTTCTTTTCTCTGGATAAGTCTACTGTAGAAACTAAACCTCCTGATAATTCAACATCTATGAATTGATTATCGGGATTAAAAATATCAGTGATTGGAACAAATTCACCTTTTTTAAGGTCTTTTTTAAGTAATTCAGAATCTTGATTTGTAAAAATATCGAAAAGTCTTTGTGCATAAGGTTCTCTAGAAAAACATTTTTCAGTTTTAGAGTTGCCATTTATTGCACGGTTGGGGAATAATCTGGTACTTCCATTATATCCATCTTCGTAAATTTCCCAATTAAAATTATCGGGTGAGTTCTGATTCATATTTATTTTAGTTTAAAGGGTTAAATAAAAAAATTATTTATAATCTATATATTTTAAGAAAAAAGCTTACTTTGCATACTAATGTCTGAACAGTATGAATTATAAAAAGAATATATAAAATAAATATCATTTTATGGATCTAAAAAACGTATATTTAACAACGCTAATAGCTGAATGGCCAAGAATTTATAACTATAATAATCAAGTTATAAAGAACTATTTAGATGTTATTTATGATGAATCTCAAGGTTTAGTAATAGTGCCTGTAAATACAACCGGGAAAGTTAAAGGCGCAACAGGTGAATTTGTTAACCTCATCGCTGATGATATTGTTGTACGAAAAAATATCGTACGATTGCATGAAGATACGTCAACTTACACGGGAACATTTTTAACACAAGATGGTTCAACTGTAACTGTTGAAAACGGTATAATTATTTCTGTAGGCTAAATATTGGCATAATAATGAACTGCGCAATTCACATAAATACTGATGTAGTGAACAAATATAGTGTGATTATGAATGCACAAATTTTTACATAACATAAGAATTTTACTATTACTGATTATGGCAAGTACAAACATTATAGCAAATCATACAATAGTAGCAGACTATGATAAAATTCCTGCTTATTATATGTCTGAAGTTAAGAAAATGTGGTTTAATCTTCCCGGGGAATCACATTCTGTAGCTTATATGACAGGCTTAACAAATTTGGAGGGAATTGATGCCAATTATGCTGTTAATGTTACTTCATCCGGAACTCCCGAAGCTTATACGTCTTCTCATTTAAGAGCTAGTCGTGCTACATGGGGAGATCTTAATAACGCCACAGGTTGGTATTATTCATATGGAGAAGAAGACTGGTTTACATCTGCCGCTGCAATTAATCGAACAAAGGCTGGAATTACATATTGTATTCAAAACGATTTAAGTATTTCAGCAATGGGATTAGGTTGGTGCTGGGATACTAACATAACTGCAACTGAGATAAATGCAAGCTATTTGCCAGCAATGGAAGAATATATTGCGTACTGTACCTCAATGGGCTATAATACAAAAATGTTATTTACTACTGGTCCTGTCGATGAATATACGGGTGCTATTGGTTATAGGCAACACATGAAGTATGAAGCCATAAGAAATTACGTTAATAATCACCCTAATCAAGGTTTAGCATTATTTGATTATGCTGATATTTTATGTTACGACGATAATGGGGATGTCTCTACGGCAACTTATGACAGCAGCGTATATCCAATAATTGCCACAAATAATATGGGAGGTGGGGATGTTGCACATATTGGTAATAATGGCGCAACTAGATTAGGAAAGGCAGTGTGGTGGATGATGGCTAGAATTGCAGGATGGAACGGAAGCCCACAAGATAACTCAACATATTACGTATCTAATGCGGGTAATGATGCATCTGATGGCCGAACACCTCAAACAGCATGGAGAACTATTGATAAGGTTAATGCATCTATGGGTTCCATACAACCTGGTGAATCAGTATTATTCCGAAGAGGTGATACGTTTTATGGAACAATAAATGTTACTAAATCAGGAACAGCTGAAAACCCCATAACGTTTGGTGCTTATGGAACAGGCGATAAGCCTACAATTACAGGATTTACAGATATAATGTCGGGTTGGGCAAGTGTAGGAAATGGGATATACTCAAGAGATATAATTGCTGATCAACAAACAAATATGCTTCTTATAGATGGGTCTCAATATGCAATGGGACGCTGGCCTAAAGGGACAACATACAATTCATTTGAATCACATGATGGATCAATATCAATAACAGACTTACAATTGCCTTCAACGCCAAATTGGACAGGTGCAGATGTAGTTATTCGACAAAATTGGTGGACACAAACACGATTTAAAATCATAAATCATGATGGTAGCACAATTGTATATAATAATGGTTCGAATCCAGACGCCGATGCGTATA